AATAATCAGCTCCTTGTTTACACCCACCACTAACTATTATAGTATCATTACCTTTATCATTCTTTAACTTAAAAATAAATTCTTTAATCTTCTTTCGGTTTTCGTACTTACGACTACCGACAATCCCTACTTTTAAAGTATCTTGCCCCATTCACAATGCTCCGTATCATAAAATTCACAAAATTTACAAGCACTACCGGGCTTAGCAGCATAAGTTCTTTCTAATAAATATTTTCCGCTATCATCGAATACACCTGTTCTAAACTCTTCAAACTTTTTCATCGTCTTGTTGATACTTGGAACTCCATTTGCTGGTTCAAACTTCTGTAACCTTGTTATTGGAAAATCTGGATCTTTTGGTATTTTTCTTTTTAATATAAGAAACATAACATCAATCTTGTCCAAAGGAACATCAAACAATTCGGAATAGTACTTCTTGTAAAGTAACAACTGAGATTTTTTATTAAAGTCTTTTTTCTGATAGTTTGACCACCCACGAGTAGCAGTTTTAAGGTCTATGATAACTACTCTACCAGATATTTTATTTCTTATTACAACATCCAAATATCCCATCATATCCACACCCTTTTGGACATCTTTTAGAATCGGAACTTCTATCCCAACTAATTCCCAATTCTGTTTCATGAAATATTTGTTACGATACTTTCTGAAATGTTGTATTATAGCAACACCATCTTGATAGAACTCCATCATCTCATCTTGAGTACAAGGTAAAACACCCTTATCTTCTTTTATCTTGGTAAACTCTGTAACCATCTCTTCTTTTAGGCGAGACTCCATATTAAGTTTATCAGCAGCAACGATAGATTTATTATACATTACCGATAGATATTCTTGTATTACGGTATGCATAGCAGTTCCAAAAAGAGTATGTATGTTACCAACAAAAGTTCCTAACTTATCTATATAACGAAGTTTCCATTTGAGGTTACAATCGTTATAAGTGGTAAATTGACTGTGTGATATGTGTGCCATTAAATAATCTCGTCAATCATTCCATATTCCAAACAAGTTTTAGCATCCCACATCAAATCGTGTTTTAAGATTTCATTAAGTTTCTTCATTGGTATTTTTGTGTATTCCTTATAAACATTTTTGATATTCTTCATCATTAAATCTAAGTTTTGTTTTTCATCCTCAAAGTTTGAATATGTCCCCCAAAATGTGGTGGATAACTGATGAACTAACATATAAGAGTTTCTACTCATAAACCTACGGTCACCGACAACTGTCATAAATGTAGCGGCACTAGCGGAAAACCCATCCACATAAGTCCATACAGGAACTTTACTACGAATAATCGTATCCATAGAAGCAATACCACTTACGATAGTTCCGCCGCCAGAATTAATAAAAAGTTTAATTGGTGGTTTTTCTATAGTAAGAGTATTAGATAAAGTTATAGCTTTAGCCTCTAACTCACTTATCTTTTTATTTAATTCACTACAAGCATTTCGATTTACACCAGAGTAAAAGTATATCTTGTTATCTTGAACAGATATGTGTTTTTCTGCAGCTTCACCACCAGCTTTTCTTGGTATTTGTTTTTGTTTCTCACCCCAATGTCTTTCCACTATTCACCCCACTTTCCATTTTTGACTATAGTAGCCATAATTCCATAATTACTAACATCTAAATAAGCATCTTCTAAAGGTTCACCTTGAACTGCATTATCTCTACCACTCATTAACAAAGTTTTGAGTCTTTGTATCTTATCATTCATCCTAAACCATAAACCAGTCAATGATAAATGTACCTCTTCTGGTGTTATCAGTTGAGTACCAACTGAAATATTACCGGGACCATAATCATGTTGTTTCCTACAAAATAATTCATATTGTTCTCTT